GTGGACAACATGGACATAATGATAAGCAGAGTCTACAGCGGACCCGAAGGGACGTTCGGCGTTCTTCACGATTTCCAAGGAGTGCCCTTCGCTTTAACGGCTGAACGACCTTGGGCAGGTAACATGCGGAACGTTAGCTGTATACCGTCGGGTGAGTACATATGTGAACGAGTTCAAAGTCCAAGATTTGGTGAAACGTTCGAAGTGACGAATGTCCGAAACAGAAATGGCATACTCTTCCATAAGGGTAACATTCCGCTGGAGGACAGTCAGGGGTGTATTCTCATCGGCGAGATGTTTGAACCTATAGGCGGACGAATGGCTGTGCAGACGAGCGCCAAGGGTTTTCGCGAGTTCATGCTCCGTTTGAGGGGCAAGAGTGAGTTCTATTTGAAGATTACCAATCACTGGAACTTTTGATGGCAGAATTGCCGGGAAAAGAAAACTCTCCAGGTGGCGAGGTGTTGTGCCCCAAGTGTGGCATGATTCATTTTCCGGACAGCGTTCCTTGTCACCTAGTCGTCAGGCGATCCTGCAGTAAGGACGAGATCCCTCACGTGTGTCCACGGTGTAATGGAATCGGGTGTGAGGAGTGCAACTGGGTTGGTACAGTATGGAAATGAACAGATGGGTTGAGTTGACGGTATCAGCCGTCGCTTTCGAGGACAATAAGTACGCTTTTAGCTTGGTTCTCACAAGATGGTCCATCAGGGAACTTTACAGTAGAGAAAACCTGGGTGTAGCGTTCACCACACTTTTTAACATGCTGGACGCGGAGATAGAGGAAAAAAGGAAAAAACTCAAATTTGATAAAGTGTGGTGGGTGTTGAACAGTATACTACTTGAGGACGTACCGAAAAACACTGATGAAGTTGATGACGAAGGAGAGGAGTGCAATGGTGACGGGTAACGAGTATGCTGAGATGATAAAGCCATGTTTTAGTTGTCTCTATTTTGAAGTGTGTCCAAAGGCGGTACTACCAGAGACGATGGCCTGTGAACTATCAAAACTCGGATTCGCCATGAGAGAAGTTAAAAACGGCGTGCGCGTGTCTTTTAAGACTATAGTAAAGAGTTTATTGAAAAGAAAAACTGACAAGATAACGTTCGAGGGAAGAGACATAACAAAGGACAAAGAAAAGGAGTCAGAATGAAAATCGTTAAACCGTCATTTGAGGTAAGGCGTGTTCCAATTGACGCGCTTGAGGATATAACCGACGCAGGATCGACGTGTTATAAGTCAAGTCCTGAATCGGCAGAACAATTCGTCAAATTTTTGCTTAAGCGAGGACACGAATCTGTCATCGAGCATATATACGCCAGTGTACGAATCGTCTGTGACCGTGGTGTAAGTCATGAAATCGTACGTCATCGTCTTGCATCGTACTCTCAGGAAAGTACGCGGTACTGTAATTACTCAAAAGACAAATTCGATGGTCATGTTACGTTTATCAGACCGTGTTTTTTCTTCGGTATACCTATTGGGACGTTCAGTACTATGAACCGTCTCAATGGCACCAAGTTTCGTGAAGCTGAGAAGGTTTGGTGCAAAGCGATGCTAACTGCAGAGGAGTCTTATCTTCGTATGTTGAAAGAAGGCTGTAAACCGGAACAGGCTCGTTCTGTTCTTCCCAATTCTCTCAAAACAGAAATCGTCATGACGGCTAACGTCAGGGAATGGAGACACTTTTTCAAAATGCGCACGTCGAAGGCTGCACACCCTCAGATGCGAGAAATAGCTATTCCTATGCTCCAGGAGTTTCGTCAATTGATGCCGATAGTCTTTGACGATGTCGGGAGAGTAACAACGTAACAAATTCACAACAATCAAGGAGGCAGTATGGAGAAAGAAGTGAAACTGGGAGAGGTATACACCGACAAAATCACCGGCTTGAAAGGTGTAGCTATAGCCAGAATTGAGTATCTGAATGGTTGTGTTCGCGTAGAACTGCAGCCGAAGCAAGTCAAAGACGGAAAACCAGTCGAGTCCACCTGGGTAGACGAGCAACAATTGAAGAATGTAAAGTCATCTAAAACTGACGGACCCGGAGGATCGAGAAACATTCCATCATCTTTTCACACCCCGTAGGTTATCAATGGACAAGACCAAAGAGTTAGAGAAGCATGTAGACAGAATAGTCGCCGCACATACGTCCGATTCCATCTATGAGGCAGAGCAAGCAAGACAGGACTTGGAGTTCTGGTTCAAAAAAGGGAGAAAACTCGGATTGGCGTGGACGATTGTGATTGCTGCTTTGTCCTTCAGTGTAGGAGTTTTGATTACGGGATGGCTAATCCGCTGAAGATAGGGAAAAGCGATCCCTGTCCGTGTGGCAGTGGTAGAAAGTTCAAGAGGTGTTGTTTACGGACGGGCTGTCGGCGATGTGGTAGAACAGTTAAGGTTTGGAAAGGTTGGGAGCTGTGTGACCATTGTGGTTATCGATACCACATCGCCACAGGGTTTAGTCCCGACAGTGGTGATACATCTGGAATCGTCAAAAAGAAGGAGTAGTTATGAGCAGTTTAAAGACGCATTTAGGTGAGTACAAGGAACTGCTTAACAGACTGAACGTGGAGAGAAATGCACAGGTGGACACCGACGCCACTGTTAAGAAAATCGCTGAAAAGGAAAAACAGATTCTGTCTGGGCAAGTAAAAAGTAAATCCATAACGCAGTCGGAGATAGGCGTCGTTAAGGGCATTGCGTGTGCTATTAGGTATACCTGTCAGGAGTTAGGGATTTATGACGCCGTCTCTATTTACAGATGTTTCAATATACACAAGTCGGATTTTGAGAAGTACGCTGATCCTACAGACTACGAAATAGTTAAAAAGGTGATAGAGGAAGACGAAAACGGGGAGGAATAATAATGGCTAACTGTAATTGTGTAAAAAGTGACGTGTGTGATGGGGTGAAGTAATGAAGACGATTTTCAAATACAGTATAATGGGACGCGTTCGTCATAGAGAACATAGGACGTTCTCGATCCCTAAAAACAGTAGGATATTGTCGTGCCAAAATCAACACGGTCGTATATGTATATGGATGCTGGTTGATACATCTAAGGAGGATGAGTTCAGAACCTTTCATGTTGCTGGTACTGGTAAGGAGTTTTCGAGTCAGAAGTTAAAATTCGTGGCGACTGTACAGTGTTTCCCGTATACATGGCACGTTTTCGAGGAGGTAGTATAATGTCAAAAGTCGTCAGAGTAGACGAGTGTTTAGACTGCCCTTTTGTATTGCCGACGTTCGGTAGTGGGGAGTGTGCTGCATATTGTAAACAGAAAGCGGGGAAGGCGATATTGTCACTGGAGACGATACCAGAGTGGTGTCCACTGGAGAAGGAAAAAGAACGACGGAGAGTGATGATGAAAAGCGAAGAGCAGATACGGGAGAAAATTAGCTTCCTAAAAAAGGCTAAAGCTGAGTTCATAAAACGGTCAATCCTGGGTTTCCCGGTGAATGTTGCGGTGCATCTTTTCGATACCATGATAACAGCCTTGGAGTGGGTGATAAGTGATGAAAAAGAAAAATCGTCTGACACCTAAGAATAGGGATAACGTGGTAGGCAAGCGTTCGCCGGTGCATCTGGACACGCAGGTTCGCTTCGGTAAGTATAAGCAATGTAGTGTCGAGTGGGTAATTCAAAACGACCCACAATATCTCGACTGGCTTGTTGGCGAGAAGGCGATTGAACTTGATAACCAGGCGTATGAGAAGTTAAAGGACAGGCTTTTGTAAAAGCGAGTAGCTGGTTAAGTGATGGGGTACAACAAAAAGGAGAAAGTGACATGGACAAAAGAGTGATAGACGAAGTTGAAAAACTATGGGAAAAAGTTGACGCGGCGAGTATATACAGTGTGTTGGACGTTATCTTTGCGTGGTACAAAAGTCAAGATGACGATACACGTGTTGGACTACGTACTTTTGCAAAGAACACAAACAGGCACGTTTTAACCTACATATTAGAGACTGTGCCTATGGACAGGATAGTCGAATGGTACACCGATGCTCCAAAAGGGAATATAACAAACATTGAACAGAAGATAAAAGACTTACTTGATGATTTTGAAACTTTTGCCTATGCTGAAAGTGTGGCAGCAAAAGCAAAAAGAGAGGAAATCCTTTCCTACGTCCACGCCCTTCAAAAACAAAACGATAGATTAACGAACACAATAGAAGTCCAGGAAAAAAGCATTGAGAATCTTAAAGTATCAGTCCACACCCTGGAATCCGCTCTTAAAGAAAAGACGGAGGTATTAAATAAAATTTTAGAGGCAAGTAATGCAGAGTTGGCAGGAGTTCCGGTTGCAAGATATATTTCGGGATTGGCGAGTGAAGCACTAAACAAGGGGAAACTATGACTGAGCGGCGGGAAATAACATTCAGGACTTTTAAGAAGTATTGCGGCCATAAAGAAGATTGGACCTCAATAGCAAAAAGTGTGGGAATGAAGGGACCTGTATATTGCAATTTAATACAAGATTATGGAGAAACCCTTAAATGTATACCAACGGAGTGCCCGGTCTGGAAACGTCTTAAAAAAGCAGGTAGCAAATGACTAAGGGGTTTGGTAGTACGTGGTCCAAGACGTGTCCGATTTGTAAACAGAAGACTATGGAAATCGTCAGACCAGGAAAAGTGGCATGTTACAACCCACAATGTAACGTAGGACCGTGAGTCCTATTTCCGAAAAATAGAAGTTAACGAATATTCGAGAGTGGGGAAGAATACTTCTCCCGGTTGAAGGAAAATACGCGGAAATAGAGGTATATTGACGAAAGAAAAGAAGAAGTCGTTTTTATATGTAGATAAACAGAGTGAAATGCGGGGGAACCGAACGAAGCTTCGCTTCGATAATATCGATAAGGGGAAGGGGCAGTGACGTCGGAAGACGTCCCGAAAATCTTGAGAGGGACCGCATACGTGCGCGACACACGTGGATATCGTCGATTTGACGAATAGAAGGAAACATGGTAAGGTTGAATAAAAAGAAAGTCGTCAAAAAGTCGACTAATAGAAGGTCCAACGTTACAAAACGTAAAAGGCCGGAGCTATTGACAAGTCGTGCAAGCGGCATGTCGAAAGAGCAAAGAGCTTCAAAAAGGCTTGAGCTACAGGAAAGGAAAATAAAGCTCTGGGAGGACCAAATTGTCGACAATATAGATAGAGTTGACTTTGACGATTTTACAAAAAGGACTGTCGAGTTCAAAAATGACGAGGAACGCGATAAGTCACTTTTTATAAAGGAGAACGTTGAAAGACTTGTCGAGCTTGTAGAGGAAGGAAACACGCTGGAAGATGCGGCAAGGTTGATATATATTGACCCGTTGACTGTAAGGAACTGGTATGACGATAATAGGAAAAACTTCAAATACGCTATCGACCAAGCGGAGGCTTTTCAGAAGATGGCACAGGTGAACGCTGTACTGAAAGGAAAGAGGAACTGGACGTCGGCGGCGTGGTGGTTAGAACGTAGATACCGACACGAGTTCAATAAAGACCTGACAGTTCAACCACCAAGCTCCGGCGATGAACAACAGTTTATGAAAGTGGGGGACAAGCTCGTCGGTTTTTAGGAGGACCGATGAAAAAGAGAAGGTGGCGAAGATTGAGACGAGTATGTGCGAGGGTGTGGGATATGATAACAACAGTGGTGGATCTGGTATGGTACTATTTCTAAGGCGAGTATATGTCGAGGCCGTGTGTGGTGCTTCTTCTGGCCAGGACGATGTGCCTTCGTCTTATGGGACTGAAGGAGACCATGTCCCAGGCTGGTTGGGGGAGGCGCAGCCTTCGGGAAGCATAGGAGCAGGTGAGTGACGACTGAGACTTTAAGAAGAGTTGACGAATTACGGGACAAAGACCGTGTGTTTTTGGATTTGACAGACAAGCAGCAGGAACTGTTTGATCTCGTCATGAGTGGTAAGTTCCGTCGGATTCTTTTCGGCGGTGCTGTAGGTGGAGCAAAGACGGTGGGGGTTCTTGCGGTACTCTACGCTCTATGTCGCATATTTCCGGGTTCTCGCTGGGCTGTTATCCGTAAGGACTACCCCGTCCTCAAAAGAAACACACTGCCATCTTTCTGGCAGACGTGTCCGAGGCCGTTCTTTCATCCATCAAAATTTAATAAGCTCGATTTCGTTGCGACGGCGGCGAATGGTAGCCAGATTCTTTTCCTTAGTGAGAATATCAAAAGTGACCCAGACTTGCTGAATCTTGACGGATTGGAAGTGAATGGCGCTGTGTTGGAGCAGGGGGAAGAACTCGATAAAAAGACACTATTGAAGATGATCGACAGAGTCGGACGATGGCGACTTCCTATCATGCCTCCCTCTTTCATTTTAATTACGTGTAATCCTCATCAAGGCTACTTGAAGGAGTTGTTTTACACTCCGTGGGAGACGAACTCGTTAAAGCCTCCGTATCGTTTCATACAGGCTCTTCCGTCGGACAACCCACACTTGACAGAGGACTACATTGAGTCGTTGGAAGAGTTGAAGGTGCTTGCGCCGAATCTGTATAAGAAGCGTGTTCAGGGTTCATGGGAAGCAGAAGACGACATACAACAGCTTATTGGTTGGGATAGCCTGTGGAAGTGTGAATCAAAGATTAAGTTCCCCAAACCACCAAAAACTGAGAAAGAAAAGAAAGAATATAAGGAGCTGTACCGTTCTCTTGGAATAGATGTCGGACGATTCGGGAAAGACCCGTCCGTTTGGTACGTCTTTGAGGGCAACTTGCATTACGGTTTTAATGTAATCTATAAAGAGCGCGTTGAAAAAACGTCAGGACCACAGGTAGAGCAAATCACAAAGCGGATAATCAAAAAATTCGAAATACCACATCATCGTACTTGGATGGATATCGTCGGCTTGGGGGCTTTCGCTCTCGATCACTTGCATCAGGACGGTTATGAAATACAGTCATTTGTCGGCGGGTCTGCCCCTAAGGAGCAGTTCGTCCAAGGAGGCTTTCTGTTCAAATCCCTGAACTGTCAGGTGGCGTGGAATGTGAAGATTCTCATTGAAGACGGGATGATAGGAAACATTGATAACGATCGTCTGCGCGGTGATCTTGCTGCCTATGGTTACGACATAAAAGGGGAGAAGGTCATCGAGGTCTGGAGTAAGGATGTGATAAAAAAGAAAATCAAACGGTCGCCTGATGATGGTGATTCTTTTAAATATGGTGTGTGGGGTGCTATTTATGATACGATAGTCCCTCTGCCTGGATTCGAGGTGATATGAGCACAGAGACAGAAATCAGAGTTATGAGCGAGGACGTCACCATTTATAACGCTGAGGGACAGGTCGTCAAAACAAAGTCAACTACTCCAGATCTGGACCCCGACTTCCTGAAGAGCTTTTATCAGTTGGTGAGGGGCGGTTCTTTTGTTGACGAGATTACACGTCAGCCATACGCCAAACATCCATTCGTTTATGCCTGTGTGTCTGCCATAGCTCAGCCGATTTCACAATTACCTGCTGTCCTGTTTAAAAAAGACGATCCAGAAACGCTAATATACGAACACGCAGTTTTGGATCTGCTACACAGACCGAATCCGATGATGACAGGGAACGAGTTTTGGGAGGCTCTTCTGTTGAATTTGCTTCTTCCGACGACTACGACTCCTGGTGGACAATGTTTCATTCTTCCTGCTGATGAAACCGGCAACCCCGTCGATCTTGTAAAGGGTGATATACCGGTTGAGCTTTATCCGTTTAACGATAACTTCGTCAAACCAAGGACGGTGGATCATAAGTTCACAGGTTGGGCATATAAGCATCCGTCGGGACGTGAGATTTTTTACTATCCAGACCAGATTATCCGTATTCGTCTTTTCAATCCGTATAACTGGCTGTTGGGCTTATCTCCTCTTTCGTCGTTATATGCTAGCGTGGTTAATGATGCTAAGGCGTCAGAGCTGTCGGACAAGTTCCTCGATAATAACGCGATGTTGGGAACGATTCTGACGACTGACGAGAAGCTGACAAGGGACCAGGTCGATATGCTAAAAGGACTCTTCAGGGAACAATACGAAGGATGGAGCAAAGCGGGAAAAACGGCACTCTTGCATAGTGGAATGAAACTACAGCAAGTGACGAGAGCGCTTTCAGACTTGCAACTTGTCGAACAGCGGAACATGAATCGGGAAGATATCATGGCGGTGTACGGTGTTGGTAAGACGATACTCGGTTTGACGGATACTGTCAATAGAGCGACGGCAGCAGTGGAGAAGGAGCTGTTCTGGGAAGATACATTGGTCCCGCTTATCCTCAAAATTTGGAACGGTCTTAACCCACAGTGGGTAAGGTTTGTCGATAATCGTGATTTGCGGGGAAAGTTCGACTTGTCAGAAGTTCAGGCATTGAAAAAGGATGTCGAAGGTAAAATCAACAATGCATTAAAACTTATA